CGCAGATGAAGGATTCGTCCCTTCCCGGCCATGTAAAGCGATATCTCGCAACATTCTGGCACTTAGGCATCGCTCCCTCCATCTCCGAATACATTCAGTTGGCTTTCATCTACCGTGCCGGACGCAGAATCCTTGACGCGCTCGGATACAAAATTGATCGTCGTGTTGATTTCATTCCCTTTTGCTCCCGGCTTTATCTTGACCGTAAAATTTATGGTAATGCTGTCTGCCTCGGTCTTAAGGTAGGCTTCCTCGATTGCTTCCTGGTGTTCCTGTAGCAAAATAGCAATCAGATTTCCCGCTTCCTGTACCGTTTTCATTCCTATCCTTGCCATGGCTTATTCTCCTTTCATGCAGTAGGGTGGTTGCGGGACTCGGAGTTGCACCGAGAGGGGCAGGAGTATGAACCCTACCTGGGAACTGTCCCTTCCCGCTCAATTATTGTTTATTCTTCGGTTCCCATTTCTTTCCGCATAGGATCCCGACGATTGCCCCTTTGCAAAGCAACTGCTCCGAATCGCAAATTCGATAAAGGCCGCATTCCATGCAGGAGGCATAGTCGCTTTCATCGAACAATTTCTGAATGATGGTCGTTACTTTATCTGCCATGGTTTCCCCTTCTATGCTGGCAATGGCCTACCTCCCGCTTGTTCGCCCACCATTAAATCCATCATTACTGATGGCCTCGGCCACTGCCAGCGAGTTATTATTCTTTTTATCCCGTCTAATCTTGATTGACAATCAATGCTGGCAGCAGTGAGATGTTATACACTACACTCTGGTAGGACCAACTACCCGCCACTGCCAGCTATTTGTTGGTCGTGCCCCGGTCAGTAGCTTTTCTCCATATCCCCGATTAATGGCAGTATCTATACTGCAGGTTATTATGAATACCGACCGGAGCACGCTAAATTAAGTTAAACTTATCAACGGACACAACCCATCCAATTTTGACCCCTATTGTTTCCTTTTCCGATAGATTAAAACCACAATGAAACACATCAAAACCCCGATAAAATTTGCAATCGGGAACCAATAGCCTTCGTTCATTGCCAGGATGATACCGCACACGAAAGCCCCTGCTAAGATCGCCGTAAACATTAATTACAGTCCTCATCTGTTAATTTTTCGTGGAGAGCCAAAATCACACGATTTAATCTGTAAGCTATATCTAAAATCGCACAACGAGCGTGGTATCCTTCAAACCAGCTACATTGGTCACCAAGACATTCAGTTCCCTCATCAGGATCCGGTGATGGATTATGTCCATTCGCAATGTACCCCAAGACAAAAAGAGGGCATAATTGATTTCCCATAATTAACCTCCAATCGCTTCCATCATGTCCTCACCCAACTGGCCCCGATATTTCTGAACAATCTTTTTACCAAGAGCCGCCTGCCGGGGCGTTAAGAAAACCCGATACGCCAGATCATGTCCGATCGCCGTATCGATCCGGTTGAATCCCATACCGTCCAAAGCCATGGCCCCATCGCACATTTGAGCCAATCGAACCAGGGCCGCATGGATCGCTTTGATTTGATCCTCGGTCAGCCGGGCCGCCTCCGCGTCCAGGTCGGCACGTTTTGCGGAGCGGGCGGCCGATCGCTTCACTTCGTCGGACACAACGGATTCGGCCAGAATCATATCGCGATCTTCGGTTTCCTCGTCTTTTTCGGTTTCCAGATCGAGGGCTTTTTCGATGATCGCTTGCTTATGAACCAGGGTTTTCGCCATGTTCGCGTCCAGGCTGCCGTCGAATACCAGGTGTTGAATAAGGACGCTTTCCTGTTGGCCGATCCGGTGGGCCCGGTCCTCGGCCTGGCACATATTCCCGGGAACCCAATCCAGCTCGCAGAAAACCACATGGCTGGCCGCCGTGAGCGTTATGCCGACGCCGGCGGCTTGTATTGATCCAATAAAAAGGGTGCAATCAGGGTCATTCTGAAACCGATCTACCGCTTTTTGCCGGTCCTCGTTCTTTGTGCGGCCAGTTAAGACAACGGCCTTGTCTCCAAAATGGTCGCTGATAGCGCTAATCACGTCGTGGTGATGAGCAAAACAGATAACCTTACCCGATGCCTCAACTGCGTTGTCAAGGTGCTCTATGGCCTGGGGAACCTTCGCCACGGCGGTATCGTGACGCAGTTTGCTCATGGTCGAAAAGGCCACGACCGCCTCGCGCTTCAGGGCTTGCACGGCCTCCCTGTAGACCTCGGGATCATCAGAGGCCTTTGCAATCTCGGCCGCAATCTGCAGTTCTTCCAGGCGATGGTTTGCTTCCTGCCAGCCGATACGTTCTTTTTCAAGAATTTGTTCGGCACCGTTCCACGGTAATTCAATGATCTGTCGCCGCTTCGCTGGTAGCTCAGTGAGCACGTCCTTTTTAAGACGGCGCACCATGATCGTGCTGCGGAGCCTGTCTTGTAATTCTTCAAGGTTCGATGCACCGGTAGTGTCCCATCCGAACCGACCTTGAAAGGCAGCGCAATACTTGGTAACAAAACTTTTCCAATTTCCAAAAAGTGTGTTGAATACTCCAAGAATTCGCAATGGCGTGATTAATTCGGCAGGACGATTAAGAATAGGTGTGCCCGATAAAGCCAAGAAATGTGGGATTGATTTTGCTACTTTATGCGTTGCTTTAGCCCTGATTGTTTTGAAATTCTTGCAGAAATGTATTTCATCAGCGATTGCACATTGAAACTTCATCTTATCCAATTGGCTTATCCAAGACTCCAATATGTCATAGTTTATGATGATTACGTGGGGTCCATCAGGCCAAGCAGGACGGAACGTATCTCCTTGTTTGAAACTCTGATCACTTTCCATCCTGCCATTGCCAACAGTTGATCCCTCTTTGCGTCTGTCTCTTTCCTGCTGTAGTGAGATTGTCCGTCTACTTCCACATTGATTTTCTTTTCCGGTTCTGCAATGTCCAGTTTGTATGGGTGTCCGTTCAAGCTCATTACGGTTTTCGTTGTCCATCCCCGCCCCAAAGCCCAAGCCAGTGCCTGTTGTGGCACAGGGAGGGGCTTGCCATTGCCCCCTCTCATTGCCGGAAAGGGCCGTTTTTTCCGTTTTTCGGCGGCCTTCTTTCGCGCCTCGGGAGTTGTCATGGGGTGCGGTTGCGTTGCCATCCTCCATTTCCCTCGGCATGATCCTCCGCAAAACCTCCGATCTTTCATTAGGCTTGGCAGGTTTGAATACTTCATTCCGCACCACTCGCAAACTTTCGTCACTCTCGGCTTCTTTGTTCCGGGTTTTCCCTTGCATCGCTTCGATGTCTGAACGCCAGCGCATAGCCGACTGCAGAGACGTTGCTTCGATTTCCTTGTCTTGAACTTTTTTCCACATACTTCGCAAATCTTTTCCATCTGAATATCTCCCATTAACAATTAGGGCTCTTAATGCTGGGGCCCACTTCCTGATTTCGTTGCGCCAATTCAACTTAAGCGATGCAGGACATACAATAAGAAGCGGAAAAGTGTTTAGAATTAGGCAAGTTCCAATGGCTTGGCAACTTTTCCCAAGGCCCATTTCATCACCAAAAAAAGTGTTTTTTCTTTGAATCGCATAAGAAATTCCTGCCATTTGGAACGGTAGATATTGGAGTTCATCAGGAGCTGGAATTTCAATGTCTGCGTCCGTTGCGCGGGATTGCTCCAAGGCTTTTTGTCGATCTTCTTTGATGGATTCAAGGCGCTGGATAGTGGGTTCGTCGGCATATTTCACGAGGCGCAAGGCTTTTTCAGGATCGTCAGTCCACCACTTTTTTTTATGCGGGTTCCATCGAAACCTGGCCTCTTTTGGAATGAACCGCTCATCATATGATGAGTGGCAAATAAAAACATCGTCCTCAAAAGATAATTTCATACGGCTTTTTCCTCCTTTTTACTTCTTGGTTTATTTTGGTGCATAGTACCAGAAATGGGAATAAAAGTCAAGAAAAATATTAGGTTCTTATGAGGAAAAGCGTTGCGTCGGGTTGGGTTTTCGTGTAAACAAATCAAGTCCCGCCTAAAAAAACAGTTGACAAATTCCCATAAATGGTATAAGGTGGCGTACCATGTATAGACTCCTTGAATACCTTGAAATAGAAGGCGACGCACCTTGCGCGTGGGCAGAATATCACAAGATATCTCGATCCGTATTAAGTAGATATCTCCAAGGGTTAAACATTTCAATTACAAATCTTCTTAAAATTTATCGAGCGACACAAAAACAGGTATCTTTAGAGCAGCTAACCGAGCATTTTGACTAAAGATACCTGTCTTTTTATTTGCCCCCAACGGAGGCATCCCCAATGTTCAGTAAAGTTACCACTTCCGGGAACTCTTGTCAAGTATTTTTTACCCGAGGCCGGGTATGAAGATTCTTGACGACCTGCAAGGCCGAGGATTTCCCTTCAAGAAAAAGACCGCGAACGAATATGCCGGGCCGTGCCCGTTCTGTGGAGATGGCGAAGATCGATTCATAATCAACATCCGGCAAGGCAAAGAACGATACTGGTGCCGACAGTGTAAAAAGTCCGGCGATTACATATCCATCCTGCAGGAACTTGACAGCCTCACCTTCGAAGAAGCCGCCCGGCGGGCCGGGGAAGAATACAAAGTAAACCATCCACACGGCGGGAACGGCGGTAAACCCAAAACAACCCAACCAAAAGAAAACCCTTTCATCTCTTCCAAAAAAACCATCGTAGCGACTTATCCCTACACGAACGAATCCGGCGAGCTCCAATATGAAGTGGTCCGATATGATCCGAAAGATTTCCGACAACGCAGGCCTGGCAAAACGAAAGATTACGTTTGGAACCTGAAAGGCGTGCGCCTGGTTCTTTACAACCTTCCAGATATCATGGAACGGAAAGGCGTTTTCTTTGTGGAGGGCGAGAAAGATGTCGAAGAACTCAAAAGACTTGGATTGCCTGCGACCTGCAATCCCATGGGCGCGGATAAACTTGAAAAGCAATGCGAAGACCACGATATCCTGGCGCCGCTTCATGGGAAACTCGTCTATGTTATACCAGACAATGACGGTCCAGGTGAACGGCACGCCGAAACCATTGCCGGTAAGCTATACGGTTTTGCATCGACTGTTAAAATAATCCGGCTGCCGGGCCTCCCGGAAAAGGGCGACGTGAGCGATTTCATCCTCGATCAGGGCGACGATAAGGCCCGAGAAATGCTTACGGACCTGGCCAAGCATTATCCATCTTGGAAACCTCCGAGTGAATTTAACACTATAGACGAAATGCTAGCCATTGAAGATGATAAATTTGAACCGATAATAGGTAATGGGATCATGCCGGCAAATTCTCATGTGCTTATTGCCGGAGAATCAGGCGTTGGGAAAAGCCTTTTACGCCTTGAGCTCGCTATCCACCTTGCCAAGGGTTGGGATTGGTTGAACCATTTTAAGGTAACACGGCCAAGGCGCGTTCTTATTTGCCAATGGGAAAACCCTGAAATTACCGAAAAAAAACGGATAATAACGATGAGTAATGGCCTGGGGATCCCTGCCAGTGATTTAAGGAATATTAAATTCCTGCCGAGGCAAAGGCGGTTTAATCTCAGCCTTAAAGGAGAACGGGAAGAACTGCGTGGGGTTATATCCCGTTCCGATTCAGAAGTCATTATATATGATTGCCTGTCAAATATGCACACTGAAAATGAAAACGATAATGTTAAAATGCGGATGATCGTAGACGTATTATCCGATATAAACGCCTCTTGTGGCACATCTTGTATTGTAATTCATCACTTTGGAAAGCCCAATTCCGAGAATAAAGTTCCAAATAAATATCGAGTTAGGGGGGCAATCTCTATATGCGATTGGGCCTTCACGATTATGGTTTACGTTGAAACCCCTGCAAAAAAAAGGGTTTTGCGTGAACTTGAAATCACTAAAATGCGGGATGCTAAAAAACCATATAAGCCTTTTTATTTAGAACGTGATGAACATCTTTTATTAGGCCATATAGACCCATTCATAGAGTGCCCGCCAGATAAGATTGTCGAAATGATCAAGACGACATTCAAGGGCGAGGCGCCCAGCGTTAAACTTTTGAAATATGAAATTATGGATTTCCTTGGATGTCAGGAACGAACGGCACGCGGTTATTTGAAAAACGCTTTCGACCTTGGATATATCGCCAAGAAACGCGGAAAAAGTAACCAATTTCTGGTCTATATTAATGACTGAAAATGTCATTTGCCACAACTAAGTAATGAATATAATTGAACTATTTTTTTTACACAGGCGTAAAATATCATTATTTGAGAAAAATGTACCATTATACAAGAAAGTGCAAGTAGTGGCATCGTGGCAAAAATTGCCACTACTTTGGTTTGCCACAACTAAGCTCACGGAATCATTAAAGAAAGTAGTGGCAAACGCCAAGTAATGGCAAATATCTAAATTGCCACCAAAAAACCTAATGATTTCAAGCATCTTAAGTCGTGGCAGTCGTGGCATATATAAAATATATATATATGTATTTTGCCACTACTTGCAACGATTTGATGATTATTCAAGTCTGGAGGGTGAAAATGGAAGAAAAAGAAAACTACGATCCCAAAGAATACGATAACGAATTAAACGTACCCTTGGAAGGCCATTATTTTCATTCTTTTAAGTGGCAGGATTTAGATGGAGAGCAATTAAAGCGACCAAAATGGCAGGGTAGAGTATTAAGCAAATTGAAGGATGGGGAATTTTATCTTGTTGAGCTGTATGAATGGGGCATGGGAGAAAAATGGAACCGCATGATTGTTAATTTTCATGAAATGCTGGATTGGAACTTTTATGAAACGCCGGACGATATGAAATATCTATACGAAGAATATGAACGGCCATTTAAGATGGCGCATGAAAGGGAACTTGAGAAAATCAGACAACGTATCGCAAAATAGCAATTTGGAAGGCGAAAAATGGGAATACCATGCGGCAGCATTGGTGTCGTCGTCATATCAAAACATTCGGTGAAGAAAAACCGTTTATGGGTAAATATGTTGGTAGTTGGGTTTGGGGACCACAGTTGCGCGGAAACAAAAAGAAGGGTTTTGTTGTAAAAGATTACAATGTTAAACGAAAAAAATAACATAATCCTCTGTCGATACCCTGTTGCCGGTCGAAAGGTGGGCCGTCGGGTTCACCCGGAAGTGTGCCGGTGGCATTACGCTGAAATGGATCCAATTTGCCTGAAATGCCTGGAAGAGAAGAGAAGGGAGGGATGGCCCTATGTCCGAGTTAATGAATGGGAAACCGATTGATATCCCGCCTTTACCACCTGACGTAGACCTTGAGATTTATGTTCCTGAATCGAAGCACGCTTTTTATATGCGCCTTGTAGACTATAAACATCATTGCATTTTAGATTCAATTACCATACCGGCGAGTGAGATTTTACAGTCCAGAAACCGACACGCTGCCCTCCAAAAAAAGATTTCTTATTATAAGGCGCTCTTAAAAGACCACGGGGTTTATTGAATGAGCGGATTTGATAATAAATGGCTCATGGATTATCTGAAAAAGATTGGCAAAGTTGACCCAAAAAACAGCAAGATTGCCAATGTAAATGATCAAAAAGTGGACAAAAAGGGCCCTAAAATGAACAAAACCGAGGCGCGGTATGAATCGTATGTCCTGCGTCCCGGCGTTTTTCAAGGGGAAATCGTAGCGTACTGGTTCGAGGGGGTTAAGTTTCGGCTGGCGAGAAAAACCTTTTATACCCCGGATTTCTTTGTCCAGTACCCCGACCACTTCGAATGTGTTGAAATTAAAGGGGGCTTTGTGCGTGAGGATTCTATTTTAAAGTTTAAAGTTGCAAGGGAAATGTGGCCGTGTTATAAGTGGGTAATGATGCAATACAAAGGCGGAGAATGGAGGGAAATAATAAAGTGATACGGCGATGTTTCTATTGCGGTAAAGAGAAGAACGTCACAGATACGAGAAGGAAAAATTCAAAAACATTTCATTGTTGCCATGAACATAGATGGGCGTCAATCAGGGAAGGTCTGTTGCCATACAAAAATAGAGAAAAGCCATTGAAGGAAAGGTTTTTTTCTAAAGTAAGGAAAAGCAAGGACGGGTGTTGGGAATGGATTGGCGCTAAAAGCGGTGGTTACGGTCAAATTCTTGCCTTCGGTAACGTCCAAATGGCTCCCCGTGTTTCTTATGTGATTCATTTTGGAAAAATACCGGATGGGTTATTGGTTTGTCATAAATGCGATAATCCATCATGTGTGAACCCAGATCATCTATTTTTAGGAACGGATTCTGATAATACTTCTGATTGTGTGCGTAAGGGTAGGCATAAAGGGCCAAAAGGAAGCAATCATCCCCTTGCAAAGCTCACCGATAATGATGCTTTACAAATCAAAAACTTTTATTCCGGTGGCGTGACAGTAACGAACCTATCTAAGCGGTACGATGTTGATAGGAAGGTTATTTATAATATTATCAATGGGATAAGTTATAAAAATGGGAAAAGTTGTCGATATAGTCTTAGCTAAAAAGAAAAACTGGCGGTGTAAACCCTATCTCGAATCGATACGCCTCCGGCCTTGTGTGTCCTGTGGTATTCATGCGCCTTCACACCCCCACCACATCAGCTTGCCCGGCTTGACGGGCATAGGAACCAAGGCGCCCGACTCTACGGTGATCCCTCTTTGCACTATCTGCCATGCCGCCGCGCACCGTGGGTCGCTATCTTATCAAGACCAGCTCGAAATGCTCGTAATTTTACTAATGAAATCATTGGAGGAACGCTATGACGGACCTGGTTAAATATGGCCGAAGAGAGCTGTTATTCAACCGTCGGCCAGCAGACATAGAAGAGGCCGAAGAAGTCGCTCAGACGTTGATGTATTTCAATGAAGACCTGCCGTGGCTGTTCGGCGATTTCTTGAATCAATGCGAAGGTTTTTTTGGCGAGGAATTTGCCCAGATCATACCGGACAAAAGCCAGAAAACACTTAGGAATTGGATGTTCATTGCGGCGGCTATACCATCGCGCATCCGGCATTATCCGCTTAGTCACAGTCACTTTGCCTCCGTGGCGGGCGTACAGGATAAAGAAAAACAGGAAGAGCTGCTTCAAAAAGCCGTTCAGTTGGGTTGGAGCGTAAAGCGGCTGCGACAGGAAGTCAGGCCCGGCGATACAAAACCGAAGAAAACGTGCCCGCATTGCGGAGGCGAACTTTAATGGGTGATCTTGCCGATGCCGTATTAAACGGGCCGGACGCCATGGTTTGTATTTACGGATCGCAACCGGTCAGAATGTTAAAAACGGCTTGTATTAAACGCCAGAAATCGGCAAAGAGAAGAGACAAATCAGAAACGCTTTCATGGGCCCCCACGGATTATTCGAAATGTTTGGATTGTGAGCGGGGAAAGGAGATTGTCTCGGAAATGGCTTCCAAAGAATGCAAGGTTGATTTGTGCCGTGCCGCCAGGGTGGCTTGGGGGCTGTGCCAGAATCATTACTATCAATGGCGCAAGAACGAACGCCATATGGTCGAAATCATGGGGTGCGACTACGAAGATCGAAAAACCGTTTTCCAGGGGGACGGGGATATGGCCGCAAATAGCAAAAATTCTCACCAGGATAGCCCAGGTTCGACGAACGCGGCAAAATACATACCTCAGGCAGGGTCACAGGAAAAAGGGCAAAAAAAGCCCCTTATTTTGGATTTTTCACAATATGATAGCGATGACATATTGGAAGATTTAAGGATAGCGGCTTCAGAGGACTTTCGAACTATGGAAGGTGAAGCGATGTTTTTCGTTTGCGAATGCCTAAGAAAGCGGACGTTACATGAAAAAATAAAGGAAAGTCAAAAAACATGAAACGGTTAAATATTCCTATCTTCTGGAAAAGCATCGGGAGAAGCGGTGCGACGTATCCAAGTCTTTATCCCGATTTATCGCCAGAAGAAATGCGGACTACGTTACGTGGTAAAAAATGGAAAAGGAGGAAAAACAGGAACAAAACAGCCAAGAACAGCAGGCGCAGGAACAGGGTATAATATGGAAAAAGAAAAGAAGCCACAAAAATTTAAGAGCCCGCCGGATTATGAAGATGAGGTCGCAATCAAAGGCTGGGACTCAATAGGCAGGTTGTTTGGAAGAAACGGGCGATTATTCAGGGATAAACACCGGAAGGAATTAATCGAATGCGGTGCGATCTTCTATATGAACTGCATATGGCATGAAAAGCCCCCTTCGCGGCGAACGGTATGCGCGTTTCCAAGTGTACTGAAGCGTTGGGCGGGCATTAAGGGATCAAAGGGAGAGATGATATAGGGGGCCGAAACCCCCTTTTCTTTAGACAGGCTCGAAGATTTCCTCTTCTGCATTGAAATAGAAATCGAAAAGCTCCTCAGCTTCGTGGGTGGTTATCGGTATTATGCGTCGATGGTAAACACCGTCGAGCGTGTAGAACCGTGAAAGAAAACCGCCGTGACCCACCACAAAAAACTTGCCGCTCCGCTTTGTGCGATACAGGGTGAAGTGGCAAAAATTGGGCGATCCTTGCACTCCGTCACCTGCGGAATCGATACGAATAGCCTTGCGGGTATCGTACCTTGTCCCCTGTATTGTGCGTTTCATCAGTTGGCCTCCATCCAGACATAGACCGAAGAAAAGCTACCGTCCTTTTCCTTGTGTAGAAGCCCTTGCCTGGCGAGGGTGATCAGAATCCGCGATACGGTCGATGGGTGCCAGTTGTACTTGCGTGACAGAGCGAGCGTTCGGCCCTCGGAATGCTCTTCGATGTCTCGGAGCAGAATGCACGCCTTTTCGATGGCTGTATACTTTTTCTGCTTTTTCATATATGCTCCTTTCTGTCCTTCTAATTTCTTTATTCATTAACCTATCGCCCGGCAGGAAGGTTAGTCGTCAGTGACGAACTCGATTGCCGGGCGCTCCGGCGTTTCACCCCGGTCCCATGTTATCCCCTCCAAAGAACGAGCAGTACGTAAACAATGATCGCCGCCCATATTAAAAGTTTTTCCATGATTTCCCCCTTGCTTAGGTATGCCCAAGGTCACAAAGTCCTGACCTCGGGCATTCTGGTGAGCCGTCTTTTAGTTTATGGCCAATGAAACGTCCCGAACGTAGTCAATGCCTGATTTTTCCACGATAGCGACAAAATGGGCGACATCTTGGACAGGGCACACAAAGCGCCCGCATCCGCACCGGACTAAACACCGCGTGAAACGATCGTGTTCTGTAAGGGCTGCCACATCGTCGGACAAAATGAAACCGTGCTGCTCTTTCTTGATTTTCTGGATGATATTCATACCGCTGTCTCCTTATTTTTAATAAAACTATTTAATGCTTTGTAAGCTGGTAATCAATCCCAACAATCGCACATTAAGAGTTGATTGCCGCATTTCGGGCACTCTTCCATGTCACAGCCTGGGTGATGGTACTGGCCCGGCATGGCATTGCAATCGTGGCACGCTTCATTTTCTGAAGGCGCCTGATAGCGTTGCTCGCGGCCCCATGCTACGCGCTTCCACTTTTCGCCGTTTGGCATATCGTAAATATGGATACTGCTGCAACCGTTTCCCGGCGCCATCTCCTGCCCACAGGCTTTACAGTTCGCCCATGTCCCTGTAATCTTTGCCGCTTTTCCCATGGTATCCCCCCCTTTTTTAATCCATCAAGATAACGTGAAACTTGCCCGTTTCGTCACTCAAAAGAACGCGGTGAAACCGATATGCTTCCGTCCATTCCCCCTCGCAATCGATACAGGAGCAGGCCTGTAAGGCGTCCACGCCATCGATTTCAGGGCTGTCATAAATGATTACGTTCTTTTCCGCGCCGCAAAATGGGCATTGTTCGGCCTTTATCCTCTCGTGGAGTTTGGACATATTGCCATGTATGAGCTTGCTGATTTCAGTCATTATTCACGTTGCCCCCGTTCTGAAGGTTTTTGAGCCGAAAGACGGGCCTGGCCAGGTGATAATTAACGCCCTGGTCAGCTCCTGGCGAATGATCGCCCCAGTTCCAGAATAGAACCGTTTTGAGTTCGTTGGTAGGTTCGAGGTCTTTGATCTTAATGACGGCGAACGGCCCGCCCGAAATAGAGCAGGAACCGTCCTCGTGAAGAAAGACACTGGCGTTGCCGCAACAAACGTGTAGCTCGCCCGCGTTTACCCACCCGACCTCGGGGTTATCCGTTCCAACCTCTTCCACACGCCCATAGCGGCCCTCGGTATACGGGAAATTGCCTATATTGTCGCCGAAGTCGATGACATCTCCAGGGTGAGGCGTTTCCATGCGGCCAAAACGGGCAGGGCTTGTCTTTACGCCATAGGCGCTTATCGATTCGATGATGAACATGGTTACAGTTCTCCTTTCGTTTCCTTATTGAACTCCCTTTCCTCGGCGCTAAAGAGGTAATTGGGCCTAAACTCAGCACGGACGCCCGCCTTGCGAAAAACCCGGACGTTTTCCAGGGCCATGTCTTCATCTTTTGTCCAATGGGTGACTGTGCCGCGTTCGAAATGCGCCGTAATGATATAACCGTCTCTTATCAATTTCATAATGCATTGCTCCTTTGAAAAGGCCGGGCCATGCCCGGCCAAACCAGACTACCTCTTTGTGTAGACGTTCAACCCAATCATTACGTCCTGCCCTGCCACATTGACCTTTTGGTTCCCCTCGGTCGATGCGATAATGATCGTCTTACCCGACTTGGAAGGGCCGAAGTCCTTGGCCGTGTCCACCTCGATCATGAGCTTGCTGCCGTCCAATTTTACC